GGGTTGAATGACCAGATTCTGCCTTGAGCGTGCCGTTGATCACCAAGGATTCTACGCATGTATCTTGGAGAGTCGTGCGTCCAGAAAGACTGATAATGTCGTTGTAGACTACGAGACCCGAGGCCGTTACGAGGGATACCGGGGCATGAATAGACGTTCCTCCCACCTTCAGAGATTTTACAGTTGTGTCCCCCAGAGTCGTGTATCCGAAACGGTTCACGATATCTCGGTAAACCTCAAAATCGTTATAGACTGTAAGAGATGACAATGTTGCATGTGTTACAGGTGCGTCAATAGTTGATCCGAGTACCGTTAAGGTGTTCACAGTTGTGTCCTCAAGCGTTGATTGACCATCAACATTGAGTCTTCCTGAAATCTGAGCGGATGATAGAAACGCAGTTGCATTGGAGGCAATCAACGAAGAACCGTTAACGCGGAGAGAGCGAACGTACACGTCTGCGAGCGTAGTACGTCCACCAACCGTCATAGTCTCTAAAATGATCGCAGAAGACAGCACAGCAGCGGCGGATGGTGCGTTAAGGTTCTGTCCAGTTATCTTAAGCGTGCCGACGGTTGTGTCCTCAAGGGTTGTTTTTCCAACTACGTGCATAGTTCCGGACGCTTCTATCGACGAAAAAGTGGCAGGTCCGTTGACTATGATACCTGCAACCGCTGTGATGTTATTTTGTACAGTGAGTGTTGAATTCATAAAGGAAGGACCATTGACGTTGAGAGCATATCCTCCGGTAGACGTTCCTACTCCCAACGTTCCATTCGAAAGCATGTTTCCGCCAATAGTGTTGCTGGATTCATAGGCATTGCTCAGGCATCCGGCGTACAACGAAACCCCACCGATAAAGTTGCCAGAGTACCCTGGAGTCATAATCGCACCATTCTGAAGTATACTTATATTTCCGTTGTTCAGTGTTCCGTTTGTGATGGACCACCCACCAATTGAATTGGGTGCTCCAGTGCCAGTACGTATTGTCCCACCTCCAAGGTTAACACCTGCAATGGTGTACGAAGGAGCATTAAATTTTCCCATGATATTTCCGTGAATCGTGAGGTCGCCAAAAATATTTGCGTTGTACATGTTTGTCGTTCCAGATGACGAATCAAAGGTCAGAGCCGGGTGTCCGCTAGACTTGTCGCTATCATTGAATATGATCTGCCCTGGCTGTCCTCCCAGTGGCCCCGTAGGTCCCGTTGCACCTTGCGTGCCCTCCGTGGCCATTCCCTGATGCCAGTACATCGAATGACCGTCCGCACACATCGTTAGGAAGTACCCTACTGGACCAGGTTCAGACGGGAATGTGACTCCGTTTATATCGCGAAGGTTGAAAATGCAGTTGTTTGCCATGTTGATATGCGGATGAGGGCCGCCAGCCGTGATCGTCGTTGACCCGCCGCCTCCGATGATTCTGTACTGTTTTTGGAGTCGCATGCTGCTGCTCATAGTGGACGGATGCTATTACTTAGAAAAGTAGACAAGATATTGGTATTCGTACCCTATTGGTGTCATGTCCACCATTTCATGACGTGTAAATCCCGACGAACGAATAATATCCAGCATCGCCGAAATTCCAGGCATCGTAAGTTGATGGATGTTTTCGCGGTAAGAGTGCGGGTCACTGAACTCAAACACCTCTTCAAACTTGGCTTTGTCCGAGTCTGGATCCTTGACGAACCGGCTCTTGTACTTGAACTTGTCGAAGAACACATCGGAATCAATGACTCGCTCATCACTGTACCGCTGTACCGAGAACGGACCGAAGGGAGACGCAGCGTCAAGAATCGGGTCGAATTTGTTGGGGTCTACCAAGTGAATCACAAAGATTCCACCTGGACGCAACCACGAATAAATGTTATCAAGAATCATCTTGGCGTTCTGGAACTGGTAGATGGAAAAGTAGAGCATCATGGCGTGGGAGAACGATTTCGGGGCAAACGTTTCTGCCCTAGCAATATCGCCCTTGTAAAAACGGGCACTCTTACACTTCTCCCTGGCCTTCTTCAGCATGGGCTCGGACGCATCCACTCCCACAACCTCGATTCCTTCGCGGCAGAGCCAGTCAACGTGAGGCCCGCTGCCGCAGCACACATCCAGGAGCTTGATCTCATCCTTAGGCCACTCCGACAGGGCGTACTCTTTGATCGACGCTTTCTCGAACGAAACGCGTTCGGGGGTTGTAAAGAGTTTGTCGTACACGTTCGCGTAGAAATCGTCATAGATCTCAGTGAAGTCCTCGCGTGCATCAGTATCTCCGTCCTTCTCCCTCTCGTTATCAAACATCTCGCGGTGTACAGTGTGCAGTTGTGACAGCAGCAAGATGGCGATGGCCGCAAGGGCTATGAGCCAATATGCTAAACTTCCTTCCATCCTCTCTTGTATCTATGTAAGAAATGTGGGAGACACTTCCAATCCAACGTTCCCCGGGGCGAACAGGAACAATGATTGCCAGGGATTTTATCTTCGACCCTCACCCCGAAATCAACGCCGATTTATGGAAGAACGTCCCCAAGCATGTACGCGAATGGTGTTTTTCCATATGGAAAGACGAGTTTCAACTTCGCCGCCCGTCTATGGGCGACGACGACGTTCTTGCATGGATCCCACGCGTCGGGATCTTAGCCGCGAAACGTGGTCACTGGATTGGTACCGAAAAATCGTTCTTCGCAGTCGCAATATGTTTCAATTATGTCGATCGAGACCACAGAGGCCTGGGATGGTCGGGGCGTATGATTACCACGCTGTGTAGGAAGGTGACTGATCTGTACGGACCCACCCCCTTCATATTTGAGATACAGCACATCGTACCCACCGGTCTTCAGACAGTAGAACCGTACCTGACGTTCACATACACGTGGTTTCCCTTCCTGTCCGTTCAAGTTCCGCCGAAGTGGACATCAATACCTCTCGCCGAATTCAAGAGGATACCTGGATTTCACCCCAACGAAATGGTCGGATACCTGGCGTTTCAATATAACGGTAACAGAATCCTTCTGGATCCTCATAACGATATTGTATTCTACGATGATCTCGTATCACTCTGTACTTTTGACGGCCTCAAACTTCCTGGTGCATACTGTCGCATCTTTTCGCCGCTGGGGAAGTCTAAAATATACCTTGCGAACTTGTACTTTGATCGCCCGTCGTCAGTACAGACGTTCATGTTGCCCTGTTGATTGGACTCAGTCCGGGACTTGAAATCTTGATATTGGGTATTCCCGGTTGAGTATTGTAGTACGACTGCCGCCAGAAATTCCCGAATCCAGTGAACGCTATTCCCGACTTCCTGAAAATAATGATCAGCATCAGTAGAATGAGAATCGCAATGAACACATCCAAGATGGTTGCGAAGGATGGGGGAAAACTCGCGAAGTATGCTACCATCGGATTATCTGTAGGCGGAACGGGTGTTGCAGTTGTGGGATCTGTGAGCTGAATGTACCGATTGAACGCCCCGATCTTCTGGAGTTTCTCTGACAGGAGATTTCCCAGATAATCAATATTTCCCATCACGCTGTCTTTCAACGAAGACTGTTTGTTACGGATGATAGCGATAGAATCCGTGTACGCCGCCTGAACAGCAGCCTGGTTATCTAGGTCATCGTACTGCTGGCGGTAAGCGTCGAGGACAGGGTTCATTTTACTGTCGACAATGACCTTCCGTTCCTGATCGGCCCACGCAGGGCCGTTCTTCATGCTGTAGTACCGAAACCGAAGTTGTTCGAGCGTCTCGGGATCAACATCGGGGTTCATGGCCGCACGGTTATACGATTCCTGAGCAGACTGTAGGGCCCTCGGGTCATCTTGCCAGTCCGAGAGGGACTTATCGAGCTTTGCCTTCAGATCTTTATCTGTCATTGTTTATTGACAGCAAAGGAAATTGCGAACCCAAGACCCACAAGCATACCTACAACCGCAATGCTCATGTTTATCCAAGGAGGAAGTACGAGACCCAGGATAAAATAGGAGAGAAGAACCAGTGCAAGTGTGATTGTGATCGTCTGCAGGATTTTCATCCGGTACTCCGACGGAGGACCTCCGACTGTCTGGATCTTCCGCTTTATCCGATCACGCTCGGCCGCCGTATTCTCACGCTCTTCGCGGATATCTGAAATCTTCTTGATAACAGAGTTTGCTGCCTGCTTCACTTTTCCAACCTGAATTTGGGCATCTTGTGTGCTCGTGGCGGTTCCAAGGGCATTGACGCTGCTGTCCATTTCAGAGAGGTACTGCCGCGTATCATCCAGAACCCCCGAGTTATCAATGCTTCCCGGGTCTACACGCTGGTACAGATTTCCCACCGTTCCAGAACTCGAGGCCGCCACATACGTCTGGTAAGAACGAGGATTGACAGAGACCGTGTGCGATCCGGCCATCGGGCGGTTAGTGAACGTACTATCCACCTGACAGGAGTCATCTTCAGTGTACGGGGGAGAACACCGCAGCGGGCGACGGGACGATTGGTCAACTCCAATAATAAACTGTGAGTCCGCTCCTACTGCCAGCGGCATAACTCCTGACAATCCCGCCTGTTCAGACCATCCTCCCTGACCGTTTCCAGAACTCTGGTAAATCTTCTGCTCTCCGTTCCCCGCCGCCGCAAGAGCATACGTGTTTCCAGAACTTGCTGCCACAATTCCCTGGCTGCCCGCCGGCTGGGAAATAGGTACCCAAGAACCGGTGGTACACGGCTTTGAGCACCCCTGGCTTCCCACGAAAATGAACTGATCGGTAATATTGATCGTAGGATTGGCGGGAGGGATACCAGGAATAGCCTTGGGAGCCTCCCAGCTTCCAGAATCATCAACAGGCTTTAACGAGAAGGCAAGTGAAACTCCTGGAGACGCAGATGAACTCACAGACTCTCCCGCGGCCGCCGCAGCTTCAGGAGACGGAGACTGATCGGTACTGCAAAAGCTCGCGTTTCCTCCTGGACGACCATAGCACTCTCCCACCTTATCAGTCTTCATGCCCCAGTTGCGGGCACCGTTTCCGATCCAGTTTCCTCCGATGCTGTCGCACTCCGACTTCGTGTACAAGCGGATATTGTACCCCCCGCTCGTTTTCACACTTGTGATTCCCTTACCACCGGCAGGGCACCCTGGCTTCGTCGCAGACTGGCTGTTGTATAGGATGTAAACATTCTGATCATCTACTACGATGTCCAGCGGCAGTCCAACCATACTCGGAGGAGGACCTACATACTTCCAGTTTGCACCGTCGCACGGTTCCTTACATGTATAGACATCCCCATTCACATTAAATCCCCATACAAACCCTGTGGGCGACACGACGATCTTGTTCAGTTGTCCAGGCAAGGCGGTCCATGACACGACACTCGAAAGTTGTCCCTGGATATAACTCATAAGACCCTGAGACTGTATCTGGAATTCCTGGGCATACTCTGCCATCTTCTTGTTATATAGATCCACGATATTTTCATGTGTATTTGTAATGAACCCTTCTGATTCGTCTGACCTTTGGAATTCTACGACCTTGGACCCCGACTCAGTCATCAGTGAAAACAGGGAGAACGAGGCGTGGAATGCTGCCCTGCTGCAGCAGAACAGTGCGACCGATAATGCACTTTCACAGTACTATCAGATCCGCGAACGCTACAACGAGATACTTTCACAGGCTGTACAGACACAGGATCCAGCCCGCCGGGCGAAGCTTATTTCCACACTTACCGAAATGAATCAGCAATTGACGACTATTGTGACGTCTATCCAACAGATGTATTCTTCAGGCCGGGAAACACTTGGAAAGATGCCCCCCATTAATTTCGCTGAGGATCTCAGCCAGTTCAAGCGTGATCTTACCATGCTCTTCGCCGAAAAAGATGAAGTGTCAAAACTGAACACAGTGTATTCCACCCTTTCGTCTGGTGGTGGATCTACCCAGACCTACTACATCTATATTATCGCGATTCTTGGCATGCTTGTTCTCCTTCTCGTGATGTTCACGTTCACATCCCTAATGACGAGCGTTCAGAGTGTTGTGAGCTCTATTCCCCCCATCTCCCTCCCAGAATTGCCGACTATGTCCTCCGCCCCATCATCGGGCTTAACATCGGCGACGTAATATTCATTTCGAACGGCTGACCCGGTCTCACGGCCGACATCGATGATGCAAACGGATTCATCTGTGGAGACCAGAACGCCACTAGAAACATGATGGGTATCAAAATAAGAACGATACCGATCCTGAGAATCATAGCGTATCCGTTGGATATATCGATTGTCGGGAGTTTTGGAGAGTTCTCGTTATAGAGATCATACCGGTTCTTTGCCGCTTCGTACTCGTCTGCAATCTTCTGAGCATTCTCATGAAGTTCCGAGGCCTTATCGTACTGCTCTCCCATTTCATCATTTCCAGTCTGGTACGATTGCACAAACTGCTGCATATCATCCTTTTGCGACTTCACCTCTTCCTGGCGGGCAGTGAGCATTTTATCGATCGCATCCTGGGCATTCCTGTACGCTGTCCTGTACGCATCGTTCCCTGTAGTTACGAACTGTACATAGTTGGACTTGTACTCGTCCATCATCTTTTCAAAAGTAGAACGGTCTCCCATTATTATATTATACAGTCGCCACACAAAATCGGTAATAAGGCGTCGCACCCGCGTCGGGAGACTTGCGTAGAACCTCAATAATATCCCCTGGCCGGCCGCCAATCCAACGTACCGGTGCATCCTGCGACCAGATGTGTGGCGTGGGCATGTACTCCTTGTGTTTCATTGCGATCTGGGGGAGAAGGGGGTCCTCAGACTTAATCTGGATATGATCGGCGATCATCTTCTTCGCGATCGCGTCCAGCGAAATTCCAAATCGCGTCAGGAAATTCTTGACCTCCTCCGCATCCAGAACCCGGTGCAGTGGAACCGCACGGTGCGTTGTAATATCGAACGTCAGTTGACCAGTGTGAAATATCTGGAGAATGTGGCTCTGGGCCGCCACGGCTTCCAGGATCGTCTCGGATGGGGGAATCTGGACAACCACAATCCCACGAGTGCCGCCGTGCTCCTGGGTCAGGGAGACCAGACGCAGAACCTGATCCTCGGTGATGCGGGTACGGTTGCTCATGAACACCAGCGTGTCGCCGTACTTGGTCACAGTAGCGGGGAAATCAGTGTCAATCGTTTCGGGTGCAGAGGTGTTCACCTTGCGTTGCTGTAGCATGGTTTTCAGGACTTCTTCGGTGGTCGGCATTGTTGTATTATTGTTTCCTGATGGGTTTAATTCTATCCGTTTTACAATAGAACGAGCCATGAAAAATGCGGGACTCTTAGCTCTTGCCATTGTCGGACTTATTGTGGTGGGAGTCCTGTTTGCTGGGTCTCGAGAGAGGTTTGGAGTCCCGGAGTTTCTTGATCGCACGTCTCAGAAGATTCAGGCCCTAGGTGAATTATCATCGTACGCCCAACGGACAACGAATCTGCGGGCTCCCGATTCCCATCAGCCGCCGAAGGGGCAGCGTCTGGGAGTGCGGGTGGGGCAGTGGGAGGGATATAATGCTCCATTCTAGAGGGATCACTCCGACAATCTAGGACCATACTCCAGAACTCCTTGAACTCGTCAATACGGTCTGTCAGCCACCGCGGGTCTCGCAGAACGTTTTCAATACGAATGTTGGCCAAGTACCACCATACTATCCGGTGCTCATCACCCTCGATCTTCGACTTCCAGACGTCTGGATCTTCCTCCTTTGGTTTGTAGGAGATCTTGCCGTCGTCGTAGACGACCATCACACCCCTATACGGTGAGTCAGACGCGTTCCACTCTGTACGCCCGCACGTCTTGAACTGCATCTCCACATAATCGCACTCGTCAATATTGCAGCACTCCATCTGCATCTGCATCTGGTGGTAGTAAGCATCGGGGATAGCCGATTCCTGTGTGAACTTCCGTGATATCGGGCACTTGAACTCCACGAGCTTGCCCCAGCGGTAATCCATCTTGTCCTTCGTAAGAACAATCCCGTCAGGGGACGCACCCAAGAACGGGTAGACCGGATGAACGACGCACGTGGTATCCACGATCTCTGCCCCTCCTTGGATATCCCCGTAAATCTCCTTGGCCAGGGGCTCAAACTGCGTGCCCCAAAGGCATGCAGTAATCGGTCCACTGTCCCCTGCAGCCTTGGGTCCATCCAGCTTTCGCATCAGGAGCTCCTTCTTAGCAGAGGGCGATGCTGTCTTGAACGCTTTGGTGATCTCGGACGCGGTCATCATCTCCGAACGGCGGAGGTGCCAGCTGTCGGACCGCTGGTCGGCGACGCCGTAGTCGCGGAGAACACGATGGATCGACCGCCTGCGGGCCCACACCTTACCCAAGTCGGTAGCCAGAAGTCGATATACCTGTGCTTTATAGTTCCGGTAGTTGTATCCACGATCCCGGCAGATTTTCTTGATTCGGTGGGTGAGATGGGTACAGGCATCTAAAGGAAGTTCAAACACTTCCATTGTTATATCTTTGACACGCAATATGCGTAATCCGATTTACAGGAAAACCCTGCGGTTAAACAATGACGACCACCGCCGAAATCTCTACACAGGAGGATTGGGTCCTCCACCGCCTAGAATCTTTTTACACCCCTGACCGCCTGACTCTCCTACGCAACATCCTGGAGAACAAGACTAACATCTCCCTCCGCATTCTCGACTGGTTTGTCACCAATTACTCCAAGATGAACAACGTGTCCTACATCTCCAAGGCAGGGAAGCATGTGATTGTTTACTTGGCCTACAAGTCCCACCTGAAGGCGTACAGCAAGAAGATGTTCGACCCCTTCTGCCGTTGGACCCGTTTGAACTTCCACGGAGTGTCCACCACTGTAGGTCAGCTCAACTTCTTTGCCTGGGCTATTGAAGACGATGTCATCGACTACCTGTTTTCTCATCGCGACGATATCCATGCCGATATGGAGACCCGGATGTCCACGACCGATAAGAAGACAACCGCAACCGAGCACACCCGCAAGAAGCGGCACGAGCTGTCCCATTCAGCCACCAAGTCGCTGAAGAAACACGAGGTAAAAATTGTAGTGTCTTTTCAATAGACCTGTGCCAGATGCGGATCTGGTATAAGGATCCCATCTACGTTGTCATCCATGTGCTCTCTGGAGTCGTAGCCTTCTACGTTCCCGTGATCATACCATTTCTCCTGCTCTACCATCTCCTGCAGTATCTCCACGACGTCCGGTTCTTTGGATTCCAGGGGGAGATCAGGGGAGGGAACTCGTTCGAGCACACGCTGGTAAAGCTCCTTGAAATCCTCGCGGGTTATTCGCTTATAAAACTTATCGTGAAACCATAATTGATCAGCATGCTGTCGCAGAAAAGGATGGGTGTGCTATACCCTGCAAACACCGATATCGCAAACTTTGATTTGGGAACCGATGTGGAAGAGTACACGTACGATGGACGCGAAGTCTTCCGGGGAAACCTGGACCCCGAATTCTCGGATGCAGAGTACCAGGTGTACTGGCTATACGACGAAAGTCAGCGTGTAGGCCTGGCCGAACACACTGCCGACTCCCACAAATGCTACTGGTTTTACTCGAACGTTTTTGCCACCTTGCTTCAGGAACCCGAGTGGGAGTCTAGAGACAGGAGTGTATGGTCCATGATGTCAGAGGCAGCATACGAAGACTGTATGCGGTACGGCTGGACGTCCACTGAACACCTACAGAAACGAACCTCACTTGCCATCCTCCGCCCGTCCGATCTTGTGAAGTACACTCATCCTGACTCTCTGTGCGTTGTATGTAACACGAACGACGGGCTTCCTGGGTGTACACATGAAAAAAGGACGCCGCGGTTCGACGTCTTCTTTACATTATTTGTGGATGATGACGGTGTGCTCTACGCTCCTCCATCCGATACTCAGGCCTTCGCGACCTTACGACGACCCGACGGGGCCGGAGCCGGAGCGGGAACTGGAGCCGGAGCGGGAGCCGGGGCCGGGGCAGAAGCCGTGGGCGTAGGAGCGGACTCCGATTCCTCGACCTCCTCCTCCTCCTCGTCCTCCTCGGCGAACGCGGCCTTGGCACCGCCCACGACCGGGACAGGAGCATCCTCGGCATCGTCCACGTCGTCCTTGAACATCTCGCGAGCCGTCTGACGCTTACGCTTGCTGACCTGGACATAAGTCGGCTTCCACGTCAGACCGAAGCCCTGGCCGATGACGTAGATGCTGCCCTGCGACACCATCTTGGCTGAGCAGCCCTTCGGGAACGCCTCCTGCAGCGTCGAGGGCTGGAGAGGGATGTCCGTGCCGTCCTCGCCGATGACCTCCATCGACACGCGGCCATCGTAGACCGGAAGCTTGAAGCGGAGCGACGGCGGGTACTTGCCGTTCGGGACCCAGCCGTCGTTGGTCTTGTCGACTGACACCGACAGGAACTTGTTGAACGAGTCGCGGATCGACTCCTCGCCACGCTTCTTGCCGAACCACGCGGCCGAGTTCGCTACCGCCGCCTGGATGACGGCCTCCTGGAACTCACGCAGGAAGTTGTAGGCCTTGGACACATCGTCCGTGCCCGTTGCCGGCTCGCGACCGTACGAGTCGCAGCCCTGGAGCGAAGCCGACATCGTGTAAGACGTCGTCGTCGACCCATCCTTGTTCTCGTTCTCCTTCACGAGACAACCACCAGGAAACCCAAGCTGAGGGAAACGGAATTGAACATTCTGGTTGAGGTACTTGAACGAGATAGACTTACCACCCTGCTTATTCGGGCGAGGCTCGGAGAACTGGATATCGGACGCGGAGATCTTAGAGACGTTGACTACTGCGGGGGCTGCCATGGTGTATGTTGTGCTATTGGGTTTCCATGATTTACCCCTGATCCGTTTTTACCGAATAGAATCGTATCGTATTGTATTTTCGTATCATCGGATTGTAAATACAATAAAGTATGAGCTGTCTCGCATGTAAAAATAAATCATCAATCGACAGATGTGAATCAAGAGCCATTCGAAACCTCCCCTACTGCGGAAAACACATGCGGTGCAAGAAGACCAACCAATGGGCCGAGAAGAACCCGGGTATCCTTTCTGGCATTCTCAAAATCCAGTCGCTGGTTCGAGGAGTCCTTACTCGTATTCCGCTCCGTATTGCCGGGGTCGGAGTCCTGAAACGATCTCTGTGTCACAACGACGACGAAATTGTCACGATGGATCCCAAGACGAGCGTTCACCCCCACGACTACTTTTCCATCGAAGAGGGTGGTAAAGTATACTGGTTTGATCAGCGTTCGATCATCCAGTGGTCGCAGAAGGAACTCGCGATCAAGAATCCCTATACCCGTACCGTCCTATCACGCGAAGATACGAAACGTCTTCGTCTGGTCTGGAACTTCCGTCAGAAGAAGGGGCTACAGCTGTACCACGAAGGCCAACGCCAACCGATGTCCGCCGCCGATCGTCGGGATAACCGGTGGCTGCGTGTGACTCAGGTTATGCGTGAGCACGGGTACGAAGAGATCCACCACGAAAACTTTATATCGATGAATGTTCCTCAGTTTGCGGTCTTTATAAACTCGCTAACGGAAGATACGAGGTGGATGTACTTCGAGAACCACGATCCTAACCTGCACCGGTTTCACTCTCTCCTGAAAAACATCCGGAACGCGGCGTACACGTACAACTGTGAAATACAGTTGAGCTCTGACGTAGCTACGTTGATTTTAAGTATCATGTACGAAATCCGCGATCTAGAAGATTTTGTGTTCTTGGTGTACAGTGCATACCACCGTGCCAACGAATTTGAGAATTCACTGTAGAATTACCTGGCTTCCACTGCGAGATTTTAGCAGGGCCTGAACCGCTTCTAGATCGGCGGGATCAATTTTTAGAACAGTAGATAGAACCTTCTCCTCCTCCTCAACTTTCCTCACAACAATTCCACCGTCCTCGACTACCCCCGTGACGTCGTCAACCTTGACATCCTTTTCCTTCTCCTCCAGAACATCCTGCTCCTTCTCCTCTGCAATCGGTTCGGGAGCTATTTCTCGACGAACGGGGGGAGATGGAGCAATATCAATCTTTCGGGAAGAAGCGGGGGGAGGGGGAGACGTCTCGGGTTTTTCAGCCGGGGTGTCCGTATCAATACGCGGAACCGTTGCCGACGGAGCAATACCAACAAGCTCCTGTACTTCCTTAGGAACAATCTTATCCTTGATACTTTGGGGAACCATATCGCCTAGGCTCCTCACGCTGTCTGGGATCTTAATGCTTTTGAGTACGCTCTTGGGATCGTTGACCATCGCGGTCACCGATGCGAGTGGGTCACGCTTGAAATTATCGATTGTGGACTGAGGAACCATACGACGACACCGCTGTGCCCAGCCAGCGGGGAGATACCGCCCAGCCGCCAGAGCGACTGCTACAATGATGAGGGCTAACGTGGCTCCGATGAGGGCGTTCGTGGTTGTCATGTTGGTAGCCTGACCGTCTACCACGATGATGGGAAGGGTGGCGTTCTGAGTGGGGCTGTATGTAGGAGTTACCGTAGGGAATGCAGTTGTATAAAACTGCGGGGTGGCCGTGGCAGACATTGCTGTGCTTATATTATTCACCTGCTGGAAACTTTGAGGGATAGCCGATGAACTCACGCTGATGCTGACACTAAAACTTGGTGATCCAGACACTGTAACGCTAACGCTTGATGACAGGGAGGGTGTTCCCGAAAGACTATGGGATACCGCGGCTGATGGTGTCACGCTAGAACTAGAGCTCGTGCTTTCGGATACAGGGGGTGTCACGCTAGAACTAGGACTTGGGCTCTCGGATACAGAAGGCTTCACGCTAGAACTAGAGCTCGAGGAGGTAGTCGCACTTATACTCATGCTCTCCGAGACTGCAGTTGTCTGTGAACCGCTCGTGCTTGAACTTGAAGAACTGGTAGCAGATACACTCGTACTCTCGGATACATCAGTTGTCGGTGAACTACTGGAGCTCGAAGAGGTGGTAGAAGATATACTAGAGCTGGAAGTCCAAGATATAGACTCCGATGGTGAGCTAGATATTACAAAACCAGGAGATACAGATACAGATTGGGACTCAGTGTGAGACGAAGATGCAGATACCGAAGTAACCGAAGGAGCTCGAGAAGCACTCATACTCCTGGAAGTGGTTCGTGAATCAGTGCGGCTGCCACTTTCCGACCTAGAACTCGTTCGGCTCGTTGATTCGCTCCTGGATACGCTCCGAGAGGCACTTTCCGATCTAGTCACAGTTCGTTCTGTTGATCCGCTGGCTGTTACGCTCCTCGATACAGATGTAGACGCAGTCTCCGAAGCCGTCAAACTTGGCGACACCGGAGATTTTGTCAAAGACGGAGTCGGTGTTGGAGAGGGAATGATAACGGTATACGACATGAAAAACACGGACCCCGAACCGAGGGCGATCATGTTGGCACCGATCTGTGATCCGCCAGAATTGTAGAAGGTTGCTTCCCATATACCTGTTTGTTCCGTGGTTCCGACTGCGGTTCCCGAGAAGTCCATGTAGTACCATTTATTAGCATTGGTACACGAGGGCCGACCGCAGGGAGAGTTGTACCACGAGTATCCCGCTGCTGCTACTTGAACAGCCAAATCACATCCAGACCCACAACACTGGACTGCCAATGAGGTTGAAAGACGGGGGGTGGCAGTACTCCCATGGAGCTGAACAAACGCAGGAAGGGAGTTTGTTCCGTAAATCGCGAACGCGATCTGCTTGACTTTCAAACCCGTAGCACCGGGTGGCAGGGATTGACCGAGACCTACGTTGAGCACGCCCGAGTCTGTTCCGCACCCGAGACTGCCAGCACTGAACCCATTCCAGTCGTAATCCACGGTCTGTGCGGTCACAGACGATACCAACGCCAGAAGTAGTGCCCTCAGCATCCTTGTCTAGAATGAAGATTAAACGAAATGGAAAGGACTTAGGGATTTTTCAATTTTGGACCCTTTTGCACAAAACTAAAGTCCGGCCGGATTGAGACAAGTCGGTCTAGCTCCGACTTTCGTTTTCAAGTTCAAATCTTAAAATTCAAAATTTGAGCCTGGGGGGCGGGCGG